GGGCGCTACGGTGCAGCAGGAGCCAAGGGCCAGTACCAGGCGAACACCGAGTTCTCAATATGGTGACCTGTGATGACGTGTATCGATGGATCAATGTACCTAATGTGCGCGTTGTACCTTGTAATGCGTCCCAGTTTCAGTTGATGAAGCTGTATCCCGATGCCGAGCGCAACAAGAATCTGCTACTGACCTATGACGAACAGATTGATGCGATCGGCAACATGGGATGTGGGTGGACCGTGATCGGAGACGGGCGCTGTCTGGCGATGTTTGGTGTGATGCAGTTGTATCCAGGCGTTGCAGAGGCTTGGTTGATGGTGGATACAGTCGGGATCAAGAAGCGTAAAATGCAGCTGACTAAGGGTGCCAAAAGATTCTTTGAGAATGTTGGACCGGCCTTTGATTTACGTCGGCTTCATATTATGGTATCAGTAGCCCACAAAGAGGCTGTCGCCTGGGCGCGTCTTTTGGACTTTCAGTTTGAGGCGACACTGAAGCAGTACGCCCCCGATGGGTCGGATAGTTTAGTGTATGCGAGGTTCTATGACTAATGTATTGAAGCCTTCCATGCCTGATACGTCAGCGCAGGAAGCAGCAATGAAACGCCAGGAAGAGTTACTGGAAAAGCAAGAAGCGCGTGTCGAAGCGGAAGAGGCCGAAGAGCGTCGTCGTTTGGCCGCAACCATGAGAGCGCGGCGCACAGGCGGTATGCGTTCACTATTGAGTCCAATGCGTTCAACGCCACAGATGGGATTATCAGGAGTCAACTATGAGTAACGCGCCGGTCATTAGAGAAGTTATTAAGCCAGCAAGAGAAATCATTTCTGGTAAGCCGCCTGTTCAGCAAACAGCAACTGCTCGGAAGCAAGCTGAGACAGCAGCTAAAGACATTGCTGGCGAGCGCCGTGAAGCGGTAGCTGCAGCAGCGGAAAGGTCAGCCGCTGTTCGCGCAAGACGTGGGGCAAGAGGTGCAAGGTCATTATTGTCTCCAGAGCGTAGTGGTCTGGTAGGTGGTCTGGCACGTCGTCTCGGTGGCCTGTAGTGGCAGTCAACGCAGCCGGTAACTATACCAAGCCTGGGATGCGTAAGCGGATGTTTGAGCGCATCAAAGCATCGAACGTGCAGGGTACGCCAGCCGGTAAGTGGTCAGCGAGAAAAGCGCAGTTGCTTGCCAAAAAGTACAAAGCCAAGGGCGGTGGATACACGTCGTGAAAAAACCGCAGATGTCTTTGCTGAAGTGGGGCAAACAGAAGTGGCGCACAAAGTCGGGCAAACGATCCAGTGACACAGGCGAGCGCTATCTGCCGGAGGCGGCGATCAAGGCGTTGTCCCCACAGGAATATGCGGCTACATCGAGAGCGAAGAGGAAGGGCGGCGGTACTGGCTCTTCTGTTCCACAGCCTAAAAAGATTGCAGCTAAGGTGAGGAAGTATCGTGCGTAAGGAACACAAGAGCGCCAAGGGCGGTTTGACTGAAGCTGGACGCAGACACTTTGAAGCCAAAGATGGTGGCGATCTCAAGCCACAACTCAAGAAAGGCACAAACCCGCGCCGTATATCTTTTGCTGCTAGGTTTGCAGGAATGAATGCAAAGATGAAGGACGAGAAAGGTCGTCCGACTCGCTATGCCCTAGCGCTCAAGCGCTGGGGTTTCTCATCACCAGCAGAGGCCAGAGCCTTTGCGCGTAGACACAAGGAGTCTTGATATGCCAATGACAGAGAAGGGCAAGAAGATCATGGGTGCTATGAAAAAGAAGTACGGCAAGAAAAAAGGCCAAGCTGTTTTTCATGCGTCGGCTAACGCCGGTAAGATTAAGGGCGTAAAGAAAGGGTACTAAAATGGCACGTATCACTCCTCAAGAAATCCTGAAGCGCCAGGAAAAGGCTGACGCACGTAAGGAAGAATGGCGCACGATCTATGAGGAGTGTTATGAGTTTGCGCTCCCGCAGCGCAATCTGTACTCAGGATTCTACGAAGGCAAGACTCCAGGTCAGAACAAGATGACCCGCGTGTTCGACGCAACTGCGATCAACTCAACACAGCGTTTTGCCAACCGTATTCAATCAGCGCTGTTCCCGCCGTATCGTGCGTGGTGTACGTTGCAACCTGGCGCGGACATACCGCTTGATCGAAAGGCTGAGATTGCCGAGGCGCTAGAGGTCTATGCTGAGAAGATGTTTGCTGTGGTACGGCAGACCAACTTTGATCTGGCGATCTCTGAGTTCTTGCTTGATCTTTGCGTCGGCACTGCCGTCATGCTGGTACAACCAGGTGATGATGATTCTCCGGTGCGCTTCACGCCTGTACCGCAATATCTGGTGTCTCTTGAGGAAGGTCCACACGGCACAATCGATAACGTGTATCGTAAGATGCGGATACGTGGGGAAGCGATACAGCGTCAGTGGCCGGATGCCGACATCCCAGAGCGATTGGTCAAGCAGATACAGGACAAGCCTGAAGTCGAGATTGATCTGGTTGAGGCGACAGTCTTTAACCCGACAGAGAACATCTACTGCTATCACCTGATCTGGCCGAAGGATAAATCAGAGGACGGCACCAAGTCGCTGCAAGTCAATGCGGAACTTGTGTACCGCACTATGACGGTATCGCCGTGGATCGTTGCGCGGTTTATGAAAGTGCCTGGTGAAGTCTATGGTCGCGGTCCATTAGTTACGGCGATCCCGGACATCAAGACACTGAATAAGGTCAAGGAGCTGGTACTCAAGAACGCATCGCTCGCGGTGTCGGGCGTGTATACAGCAGCCGATGACGGTGTCCTGAATCCACAGACGATACGCATCGTGCCTGGTGCGATTATCCCTGTTGCCCGGAACGGTGGCGCACAAGGTGAGTCTTTGCGCCCATTGCGCTCGGCTACCGACTTCAACGTCTCGCAGTTGGTCATCAATGATCTGGTGATGAACATCAAGAAGATGCTGCTGGATGATTCGTTGCCGCCAGACAATATGTCGGCGCGTAGTGCGACAGAGATTGTGCAGCGTATGAAGGAACTGGCGCAGAACCTCGGATCAGCCTATGGGCGTTTGATTACTGAGGCGATGGGTCCACTGGTGCGACGCATCCTCTATGTGATGGATGAAAAGGCGCTGATTGATCTGCCATTGAAGGTCGATGGCCTTGAGGTGAAGATCACACCAACTGCGCCGCTGGCTCAAGCGCAGAACATGGAAGATCTGGAGAAGGTCTTGCAGTTCACGCAGTTGGCACAGGCTGCCGGTCCAGTTGGTCAGGTTGCGCTAAACCAGGATGAGTTGATTGATTACATTGCCGAGAAGATGGGTGTGCCACAGAAGATTCTGAATAACAGGCAGGAGCGTCAGCAGATTGTTGCTGAAATGCAACAGCAGATGGCGGCGATGCAACAACAACCAGGAGCAATGCCACAGGAGGCATAAATGGAAGGATGGGACGGCTTGAGAGAGGCCGACACCAGTACGCTTCCGGTCGATCAGAAAGCGCATGATCTGGACACAAACTTTGTGCGCTGCTTTTCGACCGAAGCTGGTCAAGAAGTTCTGGCATACCTGAAGGCGGTCACAGTTGATGTGCCGTCATGGTATCCAGGCGAAGACCCGTCACACGGGTTTGCACGAGAAGGACAGAACTCTATTGTCCGAGAAATCATCAAACGTATCGAGAGAGGACGTAACGCATGAGCGAAACAGCCGAATCAGAAGTACAGGAATCGTTACTTTCGGTAACACCTGAACCAGAGCAAGACGCAGAACCGGAAGCTATGCCGCACATGGAAGGCGATGTGACTGAGCCTGTTGAGTCGGACTTTGAGTGGGGTGAGCGCCCTGACTTCATGGAAGGACTCGATCAGTTCTGGTCATCAGATGACGGCCCAGACCTGGAAGGGCTAGCCAAGTCATACACTGAACTGCGTTCCAAGATGTCATCCGGTAAGCACAAGGCTCCAAAGGACGGCAACTATGATATGTCGGCGTTGGAAGGTGTGCCGGACGACGATCCGCTGCTGACTAGCTTTACTGCGTTCGCCAAGGAAAGTGGTCTGAGCCAGGACCAGTTTGACCAGATTAGCAAGATGTACATGGAAAACATGGGCGAGATGTTTGGAAGCATCGAGGTTGATGTACAGCGCGAGATGGATAAGCTCGGCAAGAATGCAGACAAGGTGTTACAATCCACGTCGCAGTGGCTTGGAAAACTGCAATCGTCAGGCGTACTGACATCTGAGGAAACCGAGGCTTTAACGAACGCCGCGCAATCAGCGGATTTTGTAAAAGCTATTAACAAGATACGTGATTCCTACGGGGAGAAATCGATTCCGGCGATTGAGGTGCAGGAGTCTGGCGCAATGAGTAAAGCGGATCTGGACGCTATGGTTGCAGATCCTCGGTATGGCAAGGATATGCATTACACCCAGCAAGTCGAGCGAAAGTTTATGGAGTTCTTTGGCGAGGCTTAATTGAAAGGGGCTACGGCCCCTTTGTTTTTTCTAATAATCTGTTATATTCGACCCAACCGACAACTCATATTCTTGAGCCGGTGACCTGATTACGCGGCCCATCAGGATAACCGTCACAGGTTTTACCCTTAAAATTTGTAATAGAGGATAGAAACAATGGCAGTTTCAATTTCTAATGCCTTTGTTACGCTGTTCGACTCAGAGGTAAAACAGGCGTACCAGGGACAGCGTCTCCTGGCTGGTGTTACCCGCGAGCGCAATGGTGTCGAAGGCTCTACAGTCAAGTTCCCTAAGATTGGCAAGGGATCAGCGACTATTCGCGTTCCACAGACTGATGTCACTCCACTCAACGTCACATACTCACAAGTGACTGCGACGATGGAAGACTATATTGCTGCGGAATACTCAGACATTTTTAACCAGCAGAAGGTCAACTTCAACGAGCGCCAAGAGCTTGTTCAGGTTGTATCTGGCGCTATCGCACGTCGTATGGATCAGGTGGTTCTTGATGCGCTCAACGCTTCATCAACGACATTAACTGTCGATGAAAACGAGGGTGGCACAGACACTAACTTGAACATTGCAAAGCTGCGTGAAGCTAAGAAGTTATTGGATGCAAACAATGTGCCGTCTGATGGTCGCTGTATGATTATCCATGCAAACAACTTGGCTGGCTTGCTTGGTGAAGAAAAGGCAACATCTTCTGACTACGCTTCTGTAAAGGCGCTAGTCACAGGCGAGATCGACACATATATGGGCTTCAAGTTCATTACTATTGGCGACCGCGACGAAGGTGGATTGACACTCGCTTCAAGTGAGCGCACTTGTCTGGCATTCCACCGCGATGCAATTGGTCTTGGAATTGGCATGGGACAGCAGTCTCGCGTTGATTATATTGCTGAGAAGACATCATTCTTGGTGGCATCAATGTTCTCTGCTGGCGCAGTGGCAATTGACGATGAAGGTATCGTCAAAGTCCAGTGCCAAGAATCATAAGGAGGCATAGACAATGGCTTATTCAGCAACTGGTTTTACGACCTACTCGGCAGCAAAGCGTGGTAATGCTCCATCTATGTATGGATACAAAACTACCGATGCGATTGCTGATGTAAATACCTCTGGGTATTTTAACACTCTGTCAGACACACTTGAGGTGGGAGACATCATTCACTGCGTAACTTCAACAGGTTCAACCGCTGTTGTTACTTTGGTATATGTTGTTTCTAATTCTGGTGGTGTTGTAGACGTTACAGACGGCACAACATTAGCGGCAACTGACGGCGACTAAACGAATCGGGGCTGTTTCGGCAGCCCCTTTTCTAATGAGGTGACGCATGGCATCAGGTGATACCAAACTTTCAATTTGTTCGGACGCCTTGGTAATGCTGGGCGAATCTCCGATTACCACTTTCTCTGGGACGGATGTAGGCATTGTCTGCGACCGGCTCTATGACGATATCAAGGTGATGACTCTGGCAATGTACCCGTGGTCATTCACTATCAATAAGGTGCAGCTCTCTAGGGGTACAGCGCCAATCAATGAATACAAATACGCTTACAATCTTCCAACAGATACGCAACGCATCTCTGGGGTTCGCGCTGTGTTCAACTCAACGCAAACCGGAGCGCAACCACTGCAAGGCGGCTGGGAGATTCTCAACAAGACGTTGATTACAAACCAGGAAACGATTGTTATTGATTACCAGTTTGAGCCGGAGGAGTTCGACCTACCGGCATACTTCATCCAGCTATTGAAGTATATGCTGACCTGGCACATCGCTGAGACGGTAACAGACCAGATTACCAAGGCTGAATACTGGCGGCAGATTGCTGTTGGCACAGTGGCTGAGAATATGCGTGGCGGTTACTTCCGAGTCGCTGCCAACATTGACGGCGGCACAAAGCAGAATGAGGTGTTCACCGACTACGCATTGATCGGAGTACGCGGATGAGCCGGATCGTTACTGTACAAAGTAACTTCACATCCGGTGAGATCGATCCAAAGATAAACGCCAGGATTGATTTACAGCAATACTACAATGCGCTGGATACGGCGCAGAATGTCACGATACTTCCGCAGGGCGGCGTACAAAGACGCGATGGGTCCGAGTTCGTTGCAGAGATTACAGCACAAGATTATGAAACCGTTGATCTTTTGCCTTTCAATGCCGACATTCAAATCTCAGCGCACACAGGTACTGAGTTTGTAAACGATAATGGCATTTGGTTTAAGCCAGACGGTACAGAAATGTACGTTTTAAATACCGGCGATTCTGGCGGGATTGAGCATTATGTTGACCAGTTCTCAATGGAGACCGCCTGGGATGTTGCAAACATAACTCACACAGCAACTTCTACTTATGGTTTGGCTTTTAACGGTCTTACAATGAGCCATGACGGGCTAAGAATATTTGGCTGCGGCGATGCGTCGTTATTGAGCAATATTTCAGAATCTGTGTTGACTACAGCTTGGGATTTGTCAACTGCTGGGGTATCGGTATCAAGGTCAGTTCTATACGACAGTCATTCAAATTTTAGAACATACGACATCAAGTTTAATGATGATGGCACCAAAGCGTTTATTTTGTTGTCTGATTCAACATCTGGCTCAAACAACCCAGGGATAGACAATGATGATGAAATGAAGCTGGTGCAATATAATCTTGCGTCCGCTTATAGTTTTATTGGTGAAACTCAGAGCCATGAGATTGATGTCGGGATACGAGGCGATGATCGATGGTATTTTTCTTTTGCTGACAGCGGTTCAAAAATTTATATTGGAGAAAGAGTGTATGAGCTGACTACGGCATACGATCTCTCTACGGCGTCACGCAATGATTCAGCCAGTTCCTTCAGTCATGCGCCAGAAGTCGATTACGCATTTTATGTGCGCGATGACGAATCAACGTATTACTACGTTGAAGGGACAACATCTTCTCAAAATGACTTAATCATTGTGCCTACTGTCGTTATTCCTAAGTTCAAAATGATTCCATTTGAATTTTCTGTTGACGATTCCTATATGCTAGTTCTATCGCAACAGAAAATGTACATCTTTAAAGACGGCGTACAGATCACAAATATTAACGGATCTGGGAACGCATATCTTGCGTTGCCTAAAGTCTACAATCGATTTGTTGACTCTATTAACTTTAGTCAGGCGGCCGATTCTTTAATTTTAGTTCATCCCGATATGCATCCGCAGTTCATTCAGCGCGGTGCATCAGATTCGACCTGGACAGTCACTGACTTGAGTTTCGACTATGTGCCCAAATACGCTTACACACTAAACATTGATGATCCTCAATACACGATTACTCCATCAGATGTTACCGGCAACATTGAGATTGTTGCATCGTCTGTAACGTCAGACAGCGGAACAGCTCAAGCTGGCACATCCACTACACTGACGCTTAAAAACGCAACAAGCTATACGTCAGACGATCAGTGTAATGGTCTGTCTTTACACCTGACCGGCGGCACTGGTTCTGGGCAATATCGGCATGTTTCTGATTATAATGCAACTACAAAGGTAGCAACGGTGTTTCCAGCGTTTACAACAACGCCTGACAACACTACTCAATATTCGATCAAAGCATTTGGCGAAGACAGCGTTGATGAATACTTTGTCGCCAAGAACGGCTTTGGTCGCGCTCGGATTACTGAGTATGTCACTGACACAAAGGTGAAAGCGTTTGTTGAAATCCCATTCTTTGACACTGATGCACTGACATCTGGCAACTGGGAGTTAGAGTACGGGTACGAAGATGTATGGTCGAATACTCGCGGTTGGCCGCGCTCTTGTGTATTCCATGAAGGGCGCTTGTTTTTAGGTGGGTCTAAGTCTCGACCATCGACTCTCTGGGGTAGTCGGGTTGCCGACTTCTTTAACTTTGATCCAGGTGAACAACTTGATGACTCAGCGCTTGAGGCGACTCTGGATACAGGCAAGTTTAATGCCATTGTTGATCTATACTCAGGACGTAACTTGCAGATCTTCACGACCGGCGGTGAGTTCTATATCCCGCAGACACTGGGTGATCCGATTACGCCATCAACGCTATCGGTTAAAGAACAGACATCCAACGGCGTGAAGCCTGGTATCCCGGTCGTCAACATTGACGGATCGACTCTATTCATTCAGCGCCAGGGCAAGACCTTGTCCGAGTTCCTGTTTAACGACTCAGTGGCTGGGTACGTATCGACCCGCATCAGTTTGTTAGCGTCACACTTGCTCAAGACGCCTTCTGCATTAGCTGTACGCAAAGCCACATCAACTGACGAAGGAGATCGAGTACTAATCGTCAATGACGACGACGGCTCGATTGCGTGTTTCACATTGTTACGTTCAGAACAGATCGTTGCGCCAAGTGAATGGACAACAGATGGTA